ATGCGTTTGCTTTTGCTTTTCCGTTTTCGCCATCCTCTAGCTTTTCGGTGTACTGCAAAAGTCCCCACTTGCCGATATTTTTTGAGTCTTTTGCAATATAGACCTTTCGTGTCTTTTTTTTCTTATCCTTGGACTCTACATCACTATATAACTTAATCTGGTTATATGTGCTGCTATCAATCGAACGTGCCAGGTCATATTGCTTAACCATATCAGAGGTTATTGCCCACACGTTAGGCTTGATTGTAAGTTTCGATACATCTTTGAGGTTCAACTTGCCATAGCTGTCATACAGTACATATAACCGCCTTTTGTTGTCCTCTTCTGCGTGAAGTGCATTCTTGACTATATCAAAAAGGGTCTTATTGTCTTCAAGTGCTTTCGGGATTTTGTGCTTACATTTAGCAATGGATCCAGCCTTTAACTTATAGTCTTTAATTATCATCTTGATAACTTCATCAGCTGTCTTATTCTTGTAAATGTAAGTGTCCTTGTTCTTGAAGTACCTTAATTGGTCATAACAAGTCACACTCACTTTTCCCTGCTCGTTGTCCTTTGTTTCAAAGACAAATCCCTTGAAGACCTTTATACCCTTGTAGATATAGCGGACGGATGCTCCACGTTCAATCTTGAAGTTCTTCGTCCTGTAACATTCAAAGGTGAACTTACCAGGTGTTCCCTCTCTCTCCGTACTGTAAGTCGGGGCATCTGCCACGCAACCGGTTATATCTATGGCAGATTTTTGTGAATTGACAATTACAAGTGAAGTATCTGCCATAGGTTATCCTTTCTTTGGTATTCTAATCTTCATACCTTTTTTAATGTCAGAGGGGTTCTGCATCTTCTTCTTGTTTGCCTTCCATATAAGTTCACGATACTTTTTAGCACTTGAACCATAGAATTTCTTGGCAATCTTGGAAATGCTGTCGCTCTTCTTTACAACATATTTACAAGGCAATTTCTTCTTTGTCTTTCCTGCACTTCTTCCGGTCTTACTCTTCTTTTTTACTTTCTTCTTCTTAATAGCCAGCTTAGTGGCTGTAATAGGCTGATACTGTTGAAGGGTTATCGAACAGGTCATATCACTGTTGTTTTCTGCATCCTGTGAATAGGATAACTCTTCAACTGTATACTTGCCATTCAACCACTGTGTGCCTACCTTCTTCTTCTGGGTAACATCTGAATTTCCATGGGTTATTACAAACTCAATGGCTCGTTTCTTTGACTTATACTTTGTAAAGTTGTCAAGATAATACTTAGGGTCTTGTAACTCACATGTTGCGTATGGATACTGGCTGATTGGCAACTCGAAATCAAATGAAATCGTTGTCAATCCTGCCTTTTTCCATATACTTCTCATGAGACCATCAACAGTTGTTGTGGTGGAGTTCTGATTTTTCAATTCCCAAGTAACTTTTTGCGGTGTTATCGGCAGCAATACACCGCCAAGATAAAAGTAATACATTGTTTATACTCCTTCCGCAATAAGTCCATGTGCTTCTTTTACTTTCAGAACAAGTCCGTCAATAATATCATCAAGGTCATTGGTGTTATTGATCGTGTTCTTGTTGTTCATCTGAACATTCACACTTGCTGTTGTGTACTTGTTAACAACATCCCTGTGTGCAATGTCATGTAAGTATGCCAACTCTTGATTGGTGGTATCAAGCTGTTTGGAAATTTTTCCTGTGTTATGTGCTGTCTTTCCTGTGTTTCCTGCTGTCCTGTTGAGCGGGTTCGCAACACTACCAGAACTTCCTCTCATCTGGTTCTTGATTTTATAAGGGTCTACCTTTCCGTTGCCAAGAGTTGTGAAATGCCTCAAGCCAGCAACTACTTTGTTGGAAAAGTTCTTTCCTGCGGTGTAGCCGGACTTGTAAGAGGTGGAATAATCTGAACGTTTGAAGAAATCGTCTGCTCTTACATCTTTCCACTCTTTACCCTTATAGTTACCATTGCCAAACTTTGCAGATAACTTATTGCCTGCACTCTTGACGTTCTTGCTCCAACTTCCGACAACCTTACTTAGGTTTGAACCGAAAATACCATCAATGGCAGATGCAATACCACTAAGAATGCTAAGTGCTGTTTGTGCCATACCAGATAAAGTCTGAATGATGGTGGAACAAGGGTCTCGCAAGATGTTTCCAAAGAAGTTGGCAAACATAGTCCACTTTCTTCCGAGTACATTTACAACATTAAGTGCAATGTCTAATACCGCATGGAATATGTTGAATATGAATGCCTTACCAACATTCAATGCACCAACAACAATTCCGACAGCATTCTGGGAACTGTCCGCAACCTTTCCAATAGCAATAATGAGACCAATGATAATAGCAATAATCGCAACAATGAGCATGATAATCCATGTTATAGGGCAAGCCATGAGTGTTCCATTTACAATGGCTTGTGCGGCCGCCCAGATATGTGTAGCAATAGTTATTGCTCCCACAACACCCATATATATTACATAGGCGGCAGTAGCGGCAACTGTAGCCGCCAAACATATACCTTGATATGCCGCATACATCATTAAGGCACCGCCTAGAATCATTATAATAGGCTGTATCGTGCTCCAGTTATCAGCAATCGCATTACCAATACTTGCTATTGTGTTAATTACCATAGACAAGACATTTGCAGCTGTGACAAAGGCTGTTACAATTCCTGCCGCAAACAGCTTTGCACCTCTGGAGTTCCAAAGGCTTATAAGAGCCTGTTGAACAGGACGTAGTGCGGTGAGTGCGGCATTCTTAATCTCCTGCCATACCATTCCGAAAGTCTTAGATTTTGCATAGGCTTTATCGAACTGCTGGTCGGTTGAGTCTGCCGCTTCTAACATGGCCGCTTTTACTTCATCCGCTGTAACCTTGCCCTGTGCCGCCATTTGTTTCATGGTTCCAATGTCTGTATGGAAATGCTTTGCGATTGCATTAGCAACAAGTGGCATTCCCTCTAATACAGAACGTAACTCGTCACCATCGAGCTTTCCTTTAGCCATAGACTGGGTTAACTGATACATAGCCTGTGATGACTCATAAACAGATGCTCCGCCAAGTTTTCCGAGTTTTTGGAACGTGTTCGTGAACTTCGTGGCATCCCCGACAGTCTTAAACTGGTTCGGGGCATTCATCATCAGCTTTGCAACTTGATCCACAGTGTCACTATAATCAGAATAGCTGTCATTCGCACTATTCAAAATAGCCTGCTGCGCTTTGATTGCGTTTGAAGTATTTCCTGTGATAACAGCAAGTCGGTTCTGTGAGTTCTGCAAATCATCTGTGACACCAACAATGGCTTTCATCGTTTCGATACTTAGATATACAGCGGCAATACGTTTTGCACCTGCAATAATCTGTCCAAATGCGCTTGTGGCTTTACCAGAAGCATTATTGAAGCCGTTTCCAAACCTCTTTACCGCAGAGGTGCTTTTATCGAGGTGTGAAGAAATATCACCTACGTTTACATTCTTTAGGCCTTCTGCTGTGTTAATAAATGACTTAGTGGACTCATTAAGACCATTGAACGAGTTAATGGTCTTGCCTATGTTATTGTTAATCCTATTGAGTACCCTACTTACGTTATCTACCAGTGAGATTGTTGTTGATATTTTAGCCATTAGTGTGCCCTCTTAGCTTTCTTTAGCTCTTTTTCTTCGGCTTCAATTCTTAGCCTAATAGATGCAACAACAAAGGCTCTTTCTTTCTCTGAAAGTTCTAAATACTGACGGGGAGTCCAATGTAACCTCTGTATGCAAAAATGCAACATGGATGCTTCCCCGTCAGTATCAATTAGTTTTTTGCTGTTTCTGCATCCTCGTTAATATCATCATAGCCGCTTACTTCCTGGCACTTAGCTGTGAGTAAATCATACTCTCCGGCTGTTAACATGGCATTCAGAAGGTCTGTAGGGGTCATAATGTCATAACCTACCTTCTTACTCCAACTCTGCTGTAATGACACGTTGTTAAGGTCTGGGAATGATACAGTATTTGCTGTAAGTAACATTACATACTGCATCTGATCGAACTCTTCCCGATACTGTCCCTTGTTTCCGAAAACAGGAACTCTCTTCAAACACTTCTTCTTTAACTCGTCATTCTGCGCCGGTGTTAAGGCCTTTAACTTCCAATGAAGCGGCTTACCTTTCTTATCCTTAAATCTTGCAGATGCAACATACTCTACCTCTGCAATATCCTCTGTGTTCTCTGCGAAAAATAATTCTAAATCTGTCATAGTTCTCAATTCCCTTTCTTTGAGATACCCCATAAATAAGGGTGGAAACAGTTAGGGGTCTCTGCTTTCGTGGTATACTCACTATCCACCCTTGTTCCTTTAGGCGGCTGTCATAACCGCAAGCTGTGTGAACTTCTCGTCAAGAGTCCATGACTCAAATGTGAAGTCAAACTCTTCATCCATGTAGGAATCGGATGAAGCATCAAACTTGGCAATGATAATACTATCAATGTTGCAACCCTTTAAGGTTGTGGTCTGTCTACCAACAGAAGTTGACTTATCCTCTGTTGTAACCTGGATGTCAAAGTATGTGTCAATTCCCTGGTTAGCATACTTCTCCATGATCTCTCTCATTACAGAGGTGTTGTAATGCAAGGTCATGCTTCCAGTGTACTCAATAGAGGTTGCCTTGTTTCCCTTGGAGTTACTTCCAAGGATAGGTACTTTCGACTTCTGCTTTGTAGCTTTCGCTTCAAGCTTGATAGCCTGTGCAAAATTGTATCTTGTGCCATCAATGGTCACATAGCACTGCGCAGCCGAACCGAATATGGTGTCCTTTGCGGACATAATTCCTTCGCTCATTTATATTCTCCTTTCCTTAGTTGACATAAACTGTGCAATACAGCTTTTCCATAGCAACAACAGGCTGTAACTTCTTTGTGACAATTACATCTGTTTTGAGGTTGCCCTCAATAACTGTAATATCATCACCATCGAAATTCTGCAATGCACCAACGTTCTGCATCTCGCCTGCAAGTGTAACAAGCATGGACTTCAATGCAATCCGTCCATCTTTGTTGTTCTGGCACTTTCCAAGGAATGTCTTATTGAAGATTGTGGCCGTCTGAACAGCATCTTCATCAAGAACACGAATAACCTGGTTGTAAGAGAAGTCTACACTCTTTTCCAGTGTAAATGTTACGAGGGAGTTAATATCCCTTAATACATGGATTTCATCATCAACGGTGTGGAATACAAACTTTCCTGCGTCAATAGCCGCTTCAAGTTCGGTCTGTGTGTAGTCATGCTTTAACTCGTACTCTCCGTCATACTTTGCATTGACAAGAGAACGGTTGATA